TGGAGTCTGCATAGATAATGCCTCACTCGGGCTTGAAGCTTGATAGTTGGAGTCGCGTTGGTATTCACCAGAGGGACGAATATTTTCATAACTAATATACTCACTCATAGGCCTCTTATCTCGTAACCCAGCTTGCATCTTATCGCTGAAGTTAGACCGCCTTAAAAAATCAAAGCCCATCTCCGTGTCACCAAACAACTCACTAATGCCTTGGAGATCCGTTGGTAGCGTTGGCGGTTTCAAGGAGGCTATTCTATTCCGAGCGGCTGCTAATTCGTCCCGTTTTCTGTTAAAGTCCTGCAATCGCATCCGCTCGTCTTCCATAGTCTCCATCTGTGCTAAGTTTTTCCACATGCTTATGTTATCATTTTGTATTGCTGCGCTTGTTCTGGACTTCGGAAAGGGGTCGCCACCCCAAGGAGATTCGACCAATCCTTTTCCAAAACTTAAAGGTTCAGCCTCATTCTCCAAAACAGTAAATGCGCTCCGACTACCAGAGTTCATGTCAGCATACTGTCTCGGTGTATATCTTATGTTAGGAACCGGACCCTTGCTAGGGTACAAGTCGTCATCCGGCGATGTTTGGAAACGACTTCCAGATGAGTAACCACGTTGGGTGTCTTGTCCCCTTATTAACCGGTCACTCCGGTTAAACGGCTGGGAGGTCTTAGGGTTTATCTGAATGTTCCTATCAATATCTGTCAAAGGAGTCACCGCAGGCCTGCGGTTGTAAGCCTTCATGCTCTGTTTTTCTGCTTCTCTGAATCTGTCCCGTGCACTCATCGTTCTCGCTCCAAGGTCCGTGGTTCACGATACAATAACACCGATCCTCGAAACTTTCAATTGACTCTCGAAAAAAAGACGCATCGCAAAATCTAGGAGGAGTCGTTTCTGCGATGCGTCAGTGGCTCTAGGCTTCCTGGGAGGAAGGAGCCCGGCCTGCCGCACCATAACTCATTTTGTCCCCGCAACAAAGGCCAAATGAAAAAAGACCCGAATATTTTTGGGCGGGTTTATTAAGGAGGAAAAAGGGGAATGGAAAAAGACCCGAATAATTTTAAGTAGGATTGAATTTATATAACCTGTACTCTTCGCTCCCGCTCAGAGCCCGCGCCCCGTCAAGGGGGGTGTGCGTTTTTGTCGCACCTCTGACCGTGGGACCAGCCTGGGCCAAGTTACCCCCAGCCTGCGACACTTTGTCCTATTGCTGTGTCATATTGGCAACTACTCTAAACTAAGTGAACATGTGTGTAGTTTATGGGTGGACTTCTCACCCAGTCTGGGGATATAGTACTTGTACTATAAACTTTAACAGAGAGGCTACCAATCATGACTATACTAACCAACCATAAGATCCAGACTTACATACTAAAGACGCATAGGAACAACGACCTAGTTGCCAGACATAAGAGCATCATGGAAACAAAAGCTTTCCTTGCCGACCTTGAGAAAGATAGCAGAGCCGAGTTAATCTATTATGGTTTTGCTGAGATGGCAGAAGTGAACTATACACCCATGCCAACTAAGGCGGTCCTCGAGGCCAAGTTTGGTAAAGATTTCCTTAAACTATTCAAGAAGAAAACTAAGCAAGTATTCAGAATACTGGGATAGTTTCTGAGTAGGGTGGTGGTTGCCACCCTATCAAGAAGCAATCACGCTTCCAACAGAGAGGACTAATCATGGCTAAATATACTTATAACGTTCTATATAAATCTAATCCTAATAAGAGAGGTTTATCCCCATCATTTAAAACTATTGCCGAAGCAAAGTTTTATTACATCCATAGCAGAAATACTATGGTCGAGCACAAAGGCCTCGAGTATCTTAATGATATCGACGAGGTAGTAGTTTACAAAAACTGGAACTTTCACAATTATTACGATGTAGACTTTAAGCTAAAAAAGTCTGGAAGAGCGGCATTTAGGCGTAGTGTTTTGGGAGACTTAGAAAGAACTTTTGGTCAACTAGGCTAGATAGTTTCGAAGTAGGGTGGTTGCAGCCACCCTATCACGAAGCAATCACGCTTCATAGAAAAGGAAAACAAAATCATGAAAAATCCATTTGGAAAAACAAGAGACTTCAACAAGCCATACGCAATCTATAAGGGTGGCAATGGCTTCGAGTGGAGGATACTTAAAACTTACAAGGCTCCAGATAGTGAAGCCAAAGATCAATACGCGCGATGGTTTACTTCCGCCACTTCCAACATGATGCACGGTAGTTATGAGATGGGAGATGCATACGCTAGGGAGATTATAGATTATGGTGAGCTAGTAATGGCCGACGATACTTGGCTAGAACATTACGATCGTTATGGAGCGTTCACTACCGCGAGATAGTTTCGAAGTAGAGCGGCTTCGGTCGCTCTATCACGAAGCAATCACGCTTCATAGAAAAGGAATATTAATCATGACTAAAGTATACACAGTAGAAGAACATTTACCCGAGTTCCGTTTTAATCTTGTTTGGATTGCCGACACTTTTGAAGATGCTCAATTTGAAGCGTTAGATCTTGTTAATGGGACGCACACGGGTGAAAGCGAAGGAAAACAAACAGACAGCTACATAACTCACGACGATAATCGAGCTTGGGTTTTCGGAAATGAAAGCACTAATAGGTATGCAATAGTTACCCAATGGCATGTATCTGTTACAGATAGGAGGTTAGCAGAATGAACTATAAAGATTTCATAGAAGCACTGGGTGCTCTCGCAATATTCGTTACCTTCATTGCTTTAATATATATATTCGCTGGTCTAGCCGGAGGGTTAGATCAGCAATACCCTGGGTAACACACATAGAAAAAGGGAAAGGCGCAAGGCGCAAGGCTCGAGCGCAAACACAGTGGAAGGACAAAGGCGCAAGGCTCCAGGCCGCAAGATAACCTGGTCGCAGCTAACATTTAAAACTTGCATCTATAGATAAAAACCCTATAATGGGGTCATTAATATTAACCAGAGAGAGGCTACTAATCATGACTAAACAATTTACATTTAATACCCAACGACAATATTCACCAGAGGGACAGATTATAAAAGTAATCTATGACGGCAACAACACAGCGCATTTTATGGACACGACTAGAGGTCTTACAGGTACTGTGAATTTTCCACACAACACAGATCAACCGAGCACTGTGCAAAGTTCAGTTATGACTCTTTACGATTTAGGCTCGTACGAGTGGTTATCTGAAAAAGATTTTCAAAAGAAATGGGAGGCTTAAATCATGACTAAATATAAAGAATCACAAGAAGCTTTTGAACACGCACTAGCAACGCACGTATTAAATGAAGAGGACAACAATTACTATTTTATAGGTGATTGGATGTTTATGCAAACAGTGGGTGAACTAGATCACTTTAAAAACTCTCATACAAAAGAGTATATTAAAATCCATCATAGCGACCAACGCGAAACCATATTAAGTAGAGAGGTTTAAATCATGACTAAACAATTAAGAGCTGGAATAATCTATCAAGGCCCGTCACAAATTGACGGGCTTCCAATCGTTGCGATTGCTACATATAGCGACCGAAACACAAAGACAGGAAAAGTTTTACAAACTTATATTATCCGCTCGGATATTTCACCACTTGACGCAAGCAAATCCGGACAAGATTTTTCTATTTGTGCGAATTGTATTTTTCGTGGGATTGCAAACAACGACCCAGAGCGCAAGCAAGCAAAAAATCGCAAGTGCTACGTTAACCTGGGACAAGGTCCAACGATTGTGTATAAATCTTTTAATCGTGGCGTTTATCCAATGGCTGCAAATCAAGAAAACCGAGTTGAACTAGGAAAAAATAGAGTTGTAAGGCTCGGAACATATGGCGACCCGGCCGCTGTTCCCTCTCACATTTGGGATGAACTATTGACCGAGTGCGAAAGTCATTTAGCTTATACGCACCAGTCGGGGTTTCGTCCAGATATCACAATGCAAAGCGCGGACACACTAGAACAAGCGCAAGCGCATTGGGCAAAACGAGCGCGCACTTTTAGAGTTATAGATTCGCTTGCCGATATCGACCCTATAAACGAGATACTTTGTCCGGCAAGTAAGGAAGCCGGTCGTCGCGTTCAGTGCGTCAAGTGTCAACTCTGTAGCGGATTGACTAGCAAGAGCAAAAAATCTATAGCAATAGTAGAACATTAAGAACGCCTCGGCCTAGGAAGTTGTCATGATCTTCCTAGGTCAACTCGCCAGGTGGTTAAGTCCACCTGGCACTCTTTTTTTCTACATATATAAAAAGAGAAGGGCGCAAGGCGCAAGGGCGCAAGGCGCAAGACTAGAGAAGCAAAGGGCGCAAGGCCTTGAATAAGGACGCAAGATCCTCGAACCTTGAACCACCGCAAGCCAGTCCTTGGTCCATCAGTTCAGCACCTCGATTACCCTCAAACAAATATAGGTCGGAGGGAGAGGCGGCCTCGACCAAGTAAAAACTTTTGCCTCCGCGAGCATGATATGCCATATTCCACGCTACTTGATGAGGAGAGACGCGCACCGCGTTTGCCTTGGTCACCTTAAGCTCTAACCAAAAAGGCAACCCATCCCAACAGAGATGAACGTCAGGGATGCCGGCCCCAACAGTGCTTTCAATCCTTGATAGGTGACATTTGGGCGGACATTGCTTCTTTATCCTTTGCCAAAGATTTGATTCTGGACCTCTTGCCATTTGTTACATCTTTCATCTGTCCTTCTATCACAAAGGCTTGTGGATATTTCTTCTGAAGATCAGCCAATCTAGCTACAATATCATCTCTTGATAGTTGATCTAACGTGTTGATATTCTCACGTCTATCTATCGTTAACCCTCCCAGAGCTGACCTGATTTTCTCTGCATTTATAGCCGCTGAAAATTGTCCTTGATCCTCTGCCCCTGCACTAAGCACAGACAATCTTTCCAACTGTCCTATTGTTGTCACTCCATATCGACGTTGCCTTTCATCTCGCAACTCTTTCACATATTCCAAGACGTATGGGTAATCCCTGCCGTTCAAAAGTTTTGATGCGGTAGTCTTCGCAACCTTCTCTGAGTACCCTGCTTTTCTAGCACACTCAGCGTTAGA